CAAATAAACCAAGTGCCACAATCACGAAATGGCTGTAGCAGATCAAGATTTGGAAATTGACCGAGGCGATGACGAGCGACTACTTGCTGTGATAACGCCATTCACTGCCGCAACGGAATTACATTTCACTGCAAAGAAGCGACTAAACGATACGGATGCTAGCGCAGTAATCACCAAAACTTTAGGGGCTGGCATCTCAGTCACAGTACCAGGAGACGTGAACACGCCGGCACAAGCACAGATCGCAATCAACAAGGCTGATACACAAGCGCTGCCAAATAAAGTAAGTCCGCCCGTGGTTCTGTTTTATGATTTGACGGACGGAGCAAATCACACTTTGGCTAAAGGAAAGTTAACGATCAAGCCCGAGGTAAGGTTAGCAGGATAGGAGATAAAACATGGCGAGCTTTCAAAAGTTCAACCAGTTCGCAGAAGACGTCTATGAAAAGGTCCATAACATGGGAGCAGACCAATTCACGATCGCTCTGACGAACACAGCCCCGGTCGCCGCTAATTCCGTGATCGCGGACATCACTGAAATCTCCTATACAAACGTGTCCAGCCGAAATGTAACTACGTCCTCATCCGTGCAAACATCCGGAATTTATAAGCTAATTCTTGCCGATCTCGTGTTGACTGCCTCAGGCTCAGTTGGCCCATTCCGTTACGCCGTTCTATTCAACAACACGCCAACATCGCCGCTTGATCCGTTAGTAGGATTTTACGATTACGGATCGTCAATCAGCCTGAACACAGGAGAAACCTTCACCGTTGACTTCGACGGATCTGCCGGAGCAATTACACATCAGTAGGAGTCGCTAATGAGCAGAATCAGAGACATCAAAGAAATCAAAGACGAACTCGAAGCCGCACGCACCGACTATCAAGGCAAAGCGAATACCCTGCCCGCCTCAGAACTGCGCCCGCTCACTGATAAGATCAAAGAGTTACAGGCTGAACTAGCGGCTTGGATATCAGATGGTGCATTGGCTTGCACTGTGTGCGAGATCTCCCCTCACGGTATGGAGCAGCAAGTCGCGATTAAAGGTCAGGCAATGCCTATTTACGAAGTCGGCTGCCTTGTGTGTCCTGATCGGCGTGCACAGGGATTCACTCCAGAGGGCGCAGTTAAAGCATGGAATGAAGAGAAGTTCCTGCCGCCAAAGAAAGAGGTCGCGTGATGGATAGCTCCAAACTTTATGACGCCATTTTTATCTCATTATTCCTACTTGGTGCGGGGGTTTGTTTGAAGGTGATTTACGGCGGCGTAAAGCTCTACTACAAACCAGAAGATTCGCGTAGGTAAAGAAAAATGATTTCAACTCCCTTTTTAGTCTGTCTTATAGGTGCTTTGCTCTGGTTGATCTTCACTAAGTGGCAGAAGATCGCGGATGCCTGGGTAGCAGAGTTTGGTAAGTGCATGTTTGTAGTTGGTCTATTTTGGACTGTAGCGCCTTATGCTGGGAAGGTGGCGTGGTGAGGATAACGTGGGGCGGAACGCGAACAGTGCTGCTGACGAAGCGTTATGCTTTGAAGGTGCCTCGGTTTTATCCGTGGTCGTGGATACTGTTCAAACTAGGATTTCACTGTAATCGGCATGAGCGTAAGCACTCACAATCGGGTCATCCAAAACTCTGTCCTGTGCTGTTCGCGGATCGCTTCGGCTTACTGGTAGTCATGCCGCGATGCACGCCGATTGTGCCGATGGAGCCGTGGAAAGACACAGCGTCGCGGGCAATGTGTCCGGTTGAGTACGCATACTGGCAATCACAAGGGCTTCCGTTTGATAACTATCACTTCAACTTCGGACGGCTTAACGGGCACTTGGTAGCTCTTGACTACGGAACCGACTACCGGATGGAGTTGTGTTAAATGAGCACGGGCGAAGGGATATTGATAGCGATTGGCGTTAGTTTTCTAGTGGGTTTATCGCTGGGGCTGATACTGGCCTTGAAGTAAATGCGCACAATCCGTACATCTGAAGGCCGTGTTTACTTGCTGTGGTGCGAAGGCAGCACCTTGTTCAAGATAGGGTTTACACGCGGCGGCGTTGACGACCGTGCGCGCCAAATCCAAACATCATGCCCACTGCCTATTAGAATCCAAGGAGAGTTGGCGGGCTCCACAAGAGACGAGGATCTGCTACACAAGGAATGCCGCCCTTATCGTACCGTGGGAGAGTGGTTCAATCTTCCCGAAGCGGTTGTCTGGAAGCTGTTGGTATGGTTTGGAAGGGGAACAACTTGTCAAAGTTGACACCTATACGACGCCAAACGTTCCTTGATTACCTCCGAAATGGCTGGAGCATATCAGCAGCAGCGAAGGGGATCGGCGTTACCCGGCAGGCGCTTTACGCTGTAAAACTTTCAGATCCCGGCTTTGCGGAACAATGGGAAGACGCGTACGAATCAGGCACGGATCTATTTGAGGACGAGGTTAAGCGCCGCGCCCTTGAGGGAATCGACAAGCCAGTGTTCTACAAAGGTGAGATAGTCGGCCATATCAAAGAGTATTCAGATACTCTGATGGCCATCGTGCTTAAGGCGAGGCGTCCAGAGAAGTACCGCGAACGCTTTGACGTTGAGATTAAAGACGCTCGCAAGCGTGCTGAGATTGCCATTGAGCAGATGATGAGAAACGCTGGCGTGGGTCGCGCTGAAGCGATCGATCTACTTAAGCCACACATACCACAAATCTCTGAGTTGCTTCATTAGAAAATGAATGCAGGAAGCGGAACACATTGCCCGTCAAGTAGCCGCAGCGTTTCATGCGAGCACTATTCTCGATGAAACTGACGCCGGATTTGTAGATTCCCCCGAAGTTGAACCTCCTCACGCGCCTACTAACGACGCAGAGTTAAAGACATTTCTTGCCGACAGATTTGGAATTCGTATACCGGATACGCAAGTCTGCCCAAACCATTCAACACCATTCAGAGCCTTTGCGGATGCTTACTTCGCGCGTTATGGCGTGACCGTATGGAAAGCCTCACGAGGGCTCGGTGGCAAATCTTATCTGCTCGCGTTGCTTGGACACTTAGAGGCCAACGTGCTTGCGGCAGACGTGACAATTCTGGGCGGTTCAGGCGAACAGGCACTACGAGTCATCGAATACCTTCAAAAACTTTCTGGAGACGAAGAGAACACGCAAAGACGCACACTCTACAGTAGTGGCGGGCGTGTAACCGCACTAATGGCGTCTTCAAAGTCAGCTCGTGGACCCCATCCACAAAGAATGCGTCTTGATGAAGTTGACGAAATGGAATTAGTGATTCTCGATGCCGCAATGGGTCAGCCAATGGGTACTGAGAAGATCGCTAAGCAGACGGTGATGAGTTCGACGCACCACTATGCTGACGCGACGTTTACGGAAGTTCAAAGGCGCGCGGCAGAAAAGGGCTGGCCTGTTTATGAGTGGTGCTACAAAGAAACGAGCGCGGAGCCGGATGGATGGCTAACCACTGAAGAGATTGAATCGAAACGCGGCGAAGTTACGGATTCAATGTGGAAGGCGGAGTATGATCTCCAAGAGCCAAGCCCGGAAGATCGCGCAATCTTACCAGAGAAGGTTGATCTTTGTTTCGACAAGGAGTTAGGTGTATTTCCGGGCGACTTAGGGAAGACAGTCACGATAGAAGAACCGATCTCGGGCGCGACCTACGCGACCGGCTGCGATTGGGCAAAGAAAAAGAACTTTACAATCATCGACACGCTTAGGACCGATGTCCGCCCCATGAGAAGAGTTTGCTGGACGCGCACAGGCCGGCTGCCGTGGCCGATGATGGTTGCGAAGTTCGACACTCAAGTAACAAAGTACAAAGGGAATGCGTGTCATGATGCTACAGGCATTGGAGATGCGCCAGATGATTATAAGTCAGTAACTGCAGAGGGTGTCATACTGACCGGGCAGACACGAGGTGACGTATTCACTCAGTACATTGCTGCGATTGAGGGAGGGCATATCAAATCACCAAAGATCCGCTATTGCGAAGGTGAGCATAGATACTGCACGAATAACGATTTGAGCGGCTCAGGCCATCCTCCAGACAGTTTCGTTGCCGGCGCGCTCGCCTACAGGGCAAGCCAGCAAAAGAGCGGTAAACTTCTCACTTGGTAACTTGAATGATTAGGGAGACGAAATGAATCAGGCGGATAGCGTTATGAGGGACTTCCAACAAGAGATCGCGAATGAGATAGATCGTCAATATCTTGAGGAGTGCAATCTGTTTTGGCCGTCTGATTTGTTCTGGCCTTTAGTGGTCGTTGCACTCGTTTTGACGGTTGTTTGCCTAGGTGCTCGATAAGAATGATAGAAGATCTCAAATGGGCCTTAGGTGAGTTTGCGAGACTGGCGAACGGTTACAAGATTGCTCGCGATTATTACGACGGAGATCATCGTCTCGCATTTGCCACTGAGAAGTTCAAAAGCACGTTCGGTTCCCTGTTTGCGGCCTTCGCGGATAACCTCATGCCTGTAATAGTTGAGACTCCCCGAGACAGACTCAAGCTCGGTTCGTTTAGCCTGGAAAACGAATCCGCTAAAGAACAAGCTACAGAGATTTGGCGGCGCAATCGAATGAAGAAACGGGCGGGTGAAGTGCATCTCGACTCGTTTATTGAGGGCGATGCTTACGTAGTCGTATGGCCCGATGCTGATGGGTTTCCAGTCTTCTATCCAAACCGTGCTTCGAGGATCGTGATTCAGTACGATGACGAGCAGCCGGGATACATAGTTAAAGCAGCAAAAGCGTGGATTACGGTAGATAAACTCGCACGAATAAATCTCTACTACCGTGATCAAATTGAGAAGTACGTCACCCGAAGTAAGGTGCACGGCGGACTCCCGATCAACAATAAGCTATTCATACCATTTGAAACAGAAGGCGAAACATGGCCGCTTGATAATCCTTACGACAAGGTTCCTGTGTTTCACTTTGGGAATCGCACCAGCGTGGGGCAGTTAGGTAAGAGTGAGTTATCAGAACCGATTCCGCTACAAGACGCGCTTAATAAGTCCATTGCCGACATGTTGGTAGGCTCAGAGTTCTACGGTATCCCGCAACGCTGGGCTATTGGACTCGAAGAGATGGACGAGGAAACCGCCAAAAAGAAGTATGGATTGATGGCTGGTGGTGTATGGGGAACTACCAGCGAAAAGGCATCATTTGGCGCTTTCCCGACTGGTGACCTGGATCAGTTTGTGACGGTGATCAATGACTTTCGCAAAGAGATCGCGCGAGTCTCACGCACGCCCTTACATCATTTCACCTTAGAAGGGACTCCTCCGTCAGGCGAGTCGATGAAGACTGCTGACAGTCCATTACTCGCAAAGGTAGAGGACAGGCAGGAGGCTTGGGGAATGGTGTGGTCAGACGTAATGCGATTTGCCTTGGAAATTACCGGGATAAAAGACACTGAGCCAGAACCTGTCTGGATTGATACGACGCCTCGAAATGAGACAGATGAGATCAATAACGCGGTAACGAAAGTCGAGCACTTAGGCGTAGACATGGAGACGGCTCAAAAAGAGATCGGGTACACCGATATTCAAATCCAGAAGTTTGCAGATGAGCGTGTTAACAGCGTGACGAATGGACCGCTCGCCGCTAAGGTTGCAATACAGAATGCACCGCCGGGAATTAAAGGGCTTCTGACCGCCCAAAGTAACGGGCGTGGCCGATGAATCAAGGTGACCGGCTTGCCTGCTTAGAATTGATATGGGAGTGTGCGAGGGCTGCACCTATCAATACTTTAGCTGCACGACCGAGGCGCGAATTTACGTGGTTGGTCGATCCGTTGCTGATCGGTTGCTATCGGCGAGAGCGATGGTCAAAGCGGACTCTGAGAAATCTATGGCTCAAGGAGCATCGCAATTAGCAAGCTGCTCCGAATGGAAGAAAGTAGTGCTTTACAATCCCTTCTAGTCGCATACAATTTAGCTTTCTGAATTGACCGGGATTTACGCTCCCGGTCTTTTCATTGCCCTCTCAATACCTACTTGCATTCCTACAGGGTGTAGGGCGATGTAGCACGAATTGTATTGCGTTGCATGACGCCGCGCATTACAATACCCTACATGAGTGAGGTTAAGACACGATCAATCAGGCTGGATGATGAAAACTGGCAATGGCTGGCCAATTTGCCTGGGCGTACTTCAAACGACGCAGTAACGGCGCTTCGAGCATCCGCAGAGCAAAAAGGCGATACAGTTACAGGTTCGCCAGAAGAGTTGAGCGAGTTAGTTGAGTTGGTCCGCAGTTTGCCAGATTCAACCGACATGCGACAGCTTATGCAAGAAGTATTTAG